GTTTCCCAGTCACGATCTAGGTTGTCGCAAAGTTGTTTCCGAGGTCCACAACAACTGATGCCATCTTGTCCAGTTGGTCGATAGGTGTCCCCATAATGTTCGCAATTTGGGCGAATGACATTGAGGCACTCTCTGCCGTGAGGTTAGTTGTTTCGGCAATTTTTGCCACTGTTTCGGTGAATTTCTCGATGTCTTTCACTCCAACACCCAACTGACCTCCCAATTCTGCAATTCTTGATAGTTCCTCATAGGCAATTGGCATTCGTTCTGTCATCTTTTGAAATGATGTATCCAAGGCATTGAATTGTTGCTCTGTGGCCTCAATTGTTTTCCTCACACCCGCAAAAGCACTCTCAAATGAGACTGATGTTTTGATGGCCTGGGACATCCCAAATGTCATTCCTGCGAACCCGATGGCTCCCCAATTTCTCATAGATTGAAAAGTCCCCTCCAATGATTTGAGGCGACTTCCAAAATCCTGAACCTTTGTGGACATTTTTTTGAACTCACCTGATAAAGCACCACCAGTTACAACGGCCTTTTTGTGTAGCCGTTCCATGTCTTTCTGCACCTCTGCAAAAGCCTTGTTGGCCTTGTTCTGTGCCTCGATGATGATTTTTAGTCTAGTAGGTGAAATTGTATCCATAGTATTTGATTAACTTTTCCTAGCCCGTTTCTGGGCCTCGGCTCGTTTTTTCCATAGTCTGGCTATGGCCTCGATGAGGTAGTGAGGTTGTCTCTCAAATGTTTGGTAATCCCACCCGAGTTCAATTGCGAACATCCCTATGAGTTCCCATTTGTCTTTTTCTCGTTTTGTGAGGTTGCCAAAGTTTTTTTTTCGAGTTCCTCGATTTGAGCAAGGACAAATTCTGTGTCCTGCTCTGGCATTTTAGCAACGATTTTTGCACACTCTTTTGGTTGAGTGATGTGTTGTTCGTCACCATTTGCATCTGTGAATTTTACCGATGCGATAAATCGTTCTAGCCCACGCATGTTTTGTTCATAGTAGGCTTTTCCAATTTCTTTTCGGACCAGTTGAGGTTGTCCGTTTTCTCCCATTGAGAAATCAACATCGTCTTTGATTGCTCCTGTGATGTAGTTTCGGTCCTCTCCTGTAATCCATTCATACAACTCGACAACGGCTTTCACTGTTGGGGTTGTAATTGATGTTTTTGGTCTTTGAAATTCCATGTTATTGAATGATTATCGTTTAATATGATGCCTCCATGTTGACCAGTTTCGCATCCATGATTTTTCCTGCTGAAATGTCATAGAATGCCTCGAAATCAACTGATAGGGTTGACATTGATGAGTTCTCGTATGATTTCTCTGCTGATAGGTATTTAACCCTTGGCAAAGTGAACTCGAATGTTGGGTGTGCTGAACCTGTCCCAATTGTGACTGCTGTGTTCTCCATTTTAATACGGATTGCACGATAGTCATCATTCATCATTTTATCGTGAATGTCTTTTGTTTGGTACAAAAGTTCCATTGACCCAGTAATTTCAACAACTCCATTGAGGATGTCATTGATGTCTGCATCTCCCAAACATTGGTCTTTTTCAAGGCCTTTGTCGATTGAGATGTTGAATGAACGCACACAAACCTTTGTTGCTCCATCCAAGTCTCCCTCGGTGTTTTCAATCAACACCTCGATATTTCCTGGTAGGAAATTGTTTTCTGATGCATATGCGGGAGAGAGTGATTGCTCCTCACCTGCTTTCGCCAGGAAAGAGGCATTGAACATTCCGTGTTTTCCAAGTTCTGCATCGATTGCTAGTGATGCCAACATTCCGTTTGCATAACGATACCCCTGCACTTCGTCATCAACAAACAGTGTCATTGATTGGTGCTGTGAGTTTTGAGCAAATGCGAAATCGTGTTCTTTGGTAGTGTCCGCATTTGTGGTTGTAGTTGGAGATTGTCCAAAAAGGGCCAACAAAATCAAACCGAATGTTTCATCACCAATCAATGCCTCGATTGAACCCTCGGCAAATTTTTGGTTGATGTTTGAGCCTGTGGCTTTTGCAAGCACTCCTGCTGAACTCTCATCCATGATGACATCGATTTTGTCATTCATGTTTGCATTGATGTGTTTAACATACTTTGCAGAACCCTCCGCAACGGCTGTTCCTCTTGTGGTCTCTTTGGCGATACCAACTTTTGCTAATTTTCCAACAAATTTAGTCATAATATTTTAATTATTGGTTGTCTTTTAATGATTTCTTAATAATGGTTTGGTGTTTTTTTTGGGCCTCACCAAGGTCCTCGGCCTCAACGACAGTCCCATCGGAGAATGAATATTTTTTCTTTACTGAAACATCGACAGTTTTTTCAACCGCCTCTGGCTTTTCATTCATTTTCTCAACAGTCTCGCCATCGAGCATTTTGTTTTGACTTTTTGGTTTTTTAGTCATATCTACATAATATCCAAACTCGGGTGTTTTTGGAAATGTCAAATGATTATGAACAATTCATCACATCAGTGGCCACACTGATTTTCAATCTTAATGAACCCATAGCACGATTTTGGTTCCCCTCAATAGGCATTGGACCCACTGTTGAGGGCGACACATAGCCGTTGAAAATGCCCTCCATGGTGGTTCTAACATCAAAATGGTCCATGAGGTCCTCAAACAGTTCATCAACCTCCTGGCCGTCTGATTTCACCTTGTCCGCATCAAATACGATATAGACTGTCATGTCATATGTTCGGAGATTGGATGCATTGTCCAAAACTTCTGAAACCATACTCGGAGATGTCACAATGGCCACTGGATAACCAGGGGCATCAATATCCCATGGAAAAGTCCCAAATCTCTGCAATTTGACTGACTTGATTGCATCGAATGTTTCCAACTGTTCGATGACTTTATTTTTGATTGTTGTGATTGTTGATGTCATATTTATCGGCTAAATTTTGATAATCTGTTCCCGACATTGGTCACGGCTTTCCTGAAATGTCGGTTGACCTCATCCTGTGCCTCATTCGCAATACGGGGCATGAATGCATTTGGTCGTCTGTTTCTTTTGGTCCCATTATGCACAAACTCGGCATATTTGGCTGTTGGCCCAATCTCGGCCCTGTCTTTTTGAATAACAGTCCCGAATTTGAACGAACGCTCCAACCACCCTGTTCGCTTTGAACGAGGTGTCACAAACTGAAAATTGCGGTCATTGGCTTGTTTTTCCACCTCGAACACCGAGGCAACCACGGCTTTTCCAATTTCCTGTGAGGTGATTGTTGGGGCCAATTGATAGGCCTTGGTAATCTCCCTCTGGTTTTTCATGTCAATTCTTATGTCCATAGGCGTTTGTAGTGCTTAATCACCGCCTTGTCCTCTGGGTCCATGAGGTCTTTGTAGGTGGTTGATGCACCCTCAAACGCTTTCGATTTGATGTCCACTTCTGCCTTTCGCAAGAACATTTTGGAAATCAGTTTGTTTGACAATTCCTCCAAATCCTCGGGGAAATTGTGTCCTGTCTCGTTGTCGGTGTCGGCATCGTCATCATCCCAAGCAATGGTCCATCCTGCTGTATATACAACCTTGGCCACCTTGAAACCACGAGGGAGGGTGAAATCTACCAATCCATTATCGAACCAACGAGGGAGTGTGTCCACATCGTTGTAAACAGTCCCATCCCACAATGCGAATGATGTGAGGTCTGTCATGTTTCCATGTTTTAGTATCACGGGCTTTTCTCCATATCCATCAACATATTCTGTCACTGTTTGATGCTCTGGGTCCCATCCTAATTGAGACACAATAAAAGCACGGGCCGACATTGCCATTTGTTCAAATACTTGGTCCCAATCGGTGTCTCCGTCTTTTCCAAGGCGTTTTTTAACGATTGTGAGGTTTGAAAATGCTGTTTTACTCATATTGTCATTATATTGGACCCTGGGGAAAAATAGAAATGTCAAACGAAAAACCCCCGAATGGGAGTTTTTCTTTGTGTTGGGTTGACCCTTTGGCCTACGCCTCCATGGCATTGGCGATGATTTCAAGCATTTCTGCTTTGTTTCCCGCCTCTGACAGGTCGATTTCATTCTCCTCTGCGAATGCTTTGATTTCTGCGACAGTGTTTTTGTCGGTCACGCCAGTGTTTCCACCATCGTTTCCGTCACCATCACCCTCTCCGTCATTCCCATCACCATCTGTTGATGGTTCTGTTGTTGCAGGTTCCGATTTCTCGGTTCCTACAACAGGAGTTTCCTCGAATGCGTATTCTTCACCCTCTGGCACAAATTTATCTTTGTGACCCTTTGGGATAGCAGACTGTGCAACAACTTGACCTCGTTGATACACTCGGTCCGCAAAGAATGCAACCGCAACAACAAATCGTTTTTCATCAGTCATGATATTCGATTGTTATTGATTGACAATAGGTTGTGCCTATTCTGCGGTCACAACTTTGGCTTTCACCAACGCACCAGGGAGAACCTCTGAAACATTGGCATCGGCTGTTCCACGAACTGCGACAATACCTTGTTCAAAGTATTTTCCTCCGTTGTTGCTCTCAACACGGAAATTCTGGCGAGTAATAACGGCAAATGCCTCGGCAAGGTCTCCATAAATAAATGGAACTTTACCTGTTGCGGTGAAATCTGCAATGGCTGGCATTGCATCAGTGATTTCCACTGCTGAATGAAGAATTGACCCAACTGATGTTGAACCATCACCTAGTAATTCTCCGATAGCAAAGTTGTTTGGTCCAACTGCAAAAATAAATGTTCCTGCGTTGTCTTCAATCTCTTTTGCTAATCCCAAAACAGTTGGGTGCATGTACCATTTTGCACGCTTTCTGTACGCTGTTGGACATGCTGTTTGGGTTTTGTTCATGTCTTGGAAAGACAGTGATTTCAACCCGTTTGTTGCGTGGTATGTAGCATCTACAAGGTCCACTGAAACAACACCAGTTGATGCGATAACTGCATCAAATCCTTTTTGTTCGATGAACAATCCGAATTTTTTGGCTAGTGTTGCAACTAGGTATTCACCTAGGTCGGCAGGTGCAGAGTTTCTCAACATTTGTTCTGAAACTCCAATCATCTTCCTCCAAGTTTTCATGGTTACTTGTCTCGCTCCGAAAGTCACTTTATCTTGTGAGATAGCGGTTCCCTCGGTAATCCAATCACCATTGTCCCCTGGGTCGTTTTCAAACACCATTTTGTAAACGGCCTCTGTGGCTGTCAACGCTTTGGCATCACGAACGAATACACCATAGGTTTCTGCTAATGCCAGGATACCTTTGTGCAACTGTGTGTGCAATAGGTCCTGTCCTGATGCATCAGTTCCTAGGATGACATCTTTTTCAAGATGGTCACGGAAATCTGCAACTTTTTCGGCCATTTCATCTGATACACGCCCACCAGTAATGGTTTTTGCGTATGCACCAAATACAGTTTTGGCCTCTCGTGAGATACCAGTCATTTTGTTGGCATCTGCAACCTCTTTCGCAGACATTTGAGTTTTCAACTCTACGATTTGGTCTGTCACGGCTTTGATTTTCTCATCAACTCCGCTTGAAAGGTCCTTTGATAGTTCCTCCAAAGAGGCATCAAGCACCTTTTTGATTTCTTTTAAATCCATATCGTTTAAAAGTTAGTGAATAATGCTTTCCCCACTCTTTGGCCCAGTGTCCAACCTGGTGGAGGTGCATCATCCTTGACTGGATGGGGGCCACTATGTGGACCCTACCAATCAACGATTATTCCTCTGTTTCTTCGTCTTCGTCTTCCTCGTCATCATCAGTTCCGTTCTCTTTTCGTTTCCAGTCTCGCAATGTGTTTTGGGCTTCACCGACTGTTTTTTGTAGCATGGATTTGAGGTCTGCCATGAAGATGGCTTTTTCCTCATCGTTCATTTCATCGAATGATGGGTCCTCATCCTCATCCTCCTCGTGGTCCTCTCTGTCCTCTGGTCGGGTTTCGTATGCTCCCTCATCATCATGATTGGCACACTTGATTGCTTTCATGACCGCCTTGAATATTTTTTCACCCTCCTCTGATAGTTCCTCATCGTCATCCTCTGGCTCCTCGTCATCATCACAACGACATTCATCCTCGCCTGTTACTGGGCATTTTTCTGCATCATCGCCACCATCAACTGGTTCCTCGGGAGTTTCTGGCTCCTCTGGTTCATCAGTTGGCTCCTCTGTTGGTTCTTCTGGTGTTTCAACTGGTTCCTCATCGTCTGATGGTTCCTCAATTTCTGCATCAAGAGTTATGATGTCCTTGGCAAGCATCCTGCTGACTACTGCCTCACCAAATGTTTTTTTGAGGTTATCGATTGCATCTGGGTGCATCCCTACCGCAACAAAAGATAATTCAAGCAATTCTGCCTCCTCAATAATATCGAAATCAGTCTCATTTCGTTTTTTAGAGATAAACCCAACAGAAACCGCCTTTTGGAAACCTGCCTCATAGTCCTTGCGAACCTGTTGTGCAAATTCGTTTGATGCGAAAATACCTTTCATGATGAGTTTGTTGCCCTCAATACTCCACTCGGTTGCTTTTCCGATTGGTGGGATTGAATAATCATGGCCCCAAAGAATAACTGGGTTTTTCTTGTAGTTTTTGAAATCCCATCCCTCAACTTTTACAACATCCCCGATGCGGTCTGGTGTCGCCATAGATGCAACAACTTCAAACTCACCATTTGATGATGCGAGGTCCTTATTCACGGCATCTTGAAATTCTTTTGTTGCTAATGCAACTTTGAACTCGTTGGCCATTTTCTCTGAATATTCGGTCAATGTTTTCATATTGTTATAATATTACACTTTGCGTTTTCCTGGAAATGTCAAATGACTATCGGTTCATGCCCACGCCAATTCCGCTTTCGGACCCAATTTCATTCAAAATTTCTTGTTCATCAATCTTTTCCTCGTTGTCTGACAGTCTGTCATTGATGAAAAAACCTAGTAATGCTCCATATGATGTATTGAACACATCTGAAACCTCAACCCCAATCGATCGTGACTGGGAAAC